ATTATATGGAAATTCCATACCTGATCGGTCTGATATTGCTTTTGCGTATTTTCCTCTTGCGAATGCCATTATGTTCCTGGGTAATAAGTTTTAGGAAGAATATGAACACTTGTAGAAGAACCATCTTCTGATAGTGCTCTTGCTAATTCATCCTCGTAAAATAATTTTAATTCTTGTGTTCTTTGTGGAGCGTATTTCTGTGCTAAATAAAATGCTAATCCTGATGCCATACAAGGTACAAAACGATAAGGGACATCGGTTGCATCAGTGTAAGTTGCATCAACGTCTTGTATTCTTTTGACAAAGAAAAGGTGAACGTCTTTTGATGCTGCTGTTGAATTAGGTGTTGGGTGTAAAGTGACAGTTGTTTTATCCACGAATCTTTGAACAAAATATCTTGTAGGTGTTCCTTCAGATAATTTATTAGCGAGTCCAGAATAAGTTGATCTATCTGTTTTAGTAAGAGCAGAATCCGCTTCAGAAGTGGTACCTCTACCTGTTCGGTAAGTTGCTTCTAAAACATCAGCAACACCATAAGTTGATGTTCCTGTTGTTCCACCAACGGTTGTTGATGAAGTTCCATCTCCTGTTGCTCTGTAGAAAGTGTACTCAGCTTGGCCTTCAACAAGATCAATATTAGTATCGCCTACTTCCCAGTAGTGCAAACCTCTATTTCCCCATTCTTGAAATAATATATTTAAAGAACGTCTTGCTGTTTTTAATTGATATCCCGAAACAGATTGTAAACCTATTCGTTCGTAAGCTTCTTCAATAATTTCATCTACAGCAAAAGTCTTATCGAACGTTACTGTTCCGGAAGTAGTATTAGCCATTCGCTACCTCCTAGTAATTCTTAAGCCATTCACACGTAATTGTGGCACTATCATTAGCGGTACACGCTGGCGTAACAAATTTAACATCACCAGTGTAGTTAGTAGCCTTGTTATTAGGTATTCCACCTATAGAGCTATAATCTAAAAATCCACTTTGTTCTAATGTTAAAAAAGTTGCATCGGTATCTGCATCCCACATTAATTTAACAGCGTCTACCTTTGCTGTCATAGATATACTATACCATATTTTATTTAATGTAACCGTTGCACATGCATTGCCATTTCTGTCTGCAGTTAATGCTGAAACATCAACAACTGTAGTTGTGCCTCCATCACTATCTGAAACATTTTGATAATGTGTTATTAGTTTTTTTTCGCCTTGATAAACCGTTTGGTTTAGTACTAAGTCTGCCATTTTTTACTCCTTATCTAGGGGTGAAGTCATTACACTCCACCCAGAGAGTTAATTATTATTCGTATACGTTTCTGCTACAAGCAACATAATGAACGTTGACTGCTTCCGCTGCCGCCGCTCCTGCTTCAATTCCAACGTAAGGAATTAAATCAATGTTGTCTGTCAAAGCTGCTGTTTTAGTAGTACCAGTCGTTACCGCTGTACCACCAGTGCTGCCCGCAGTAGTTGTTACATTGTATTGTACACCATTTACAAAAATTGCCGCTTTTCTATCTGAATCAACTTCAATTTTAAAGTGGTATGGTGTGTTTGTTGCAACAGTAATTGGCAATTGACTGATATAATCAGTGCCACCAATACTATGAACAAAATGCCATTTAGTAAAATCAGTAAAGGCTTCACTATTTGTAGCATCTGTTTGATATTTAAAGAACATTTGGTTAGCGTCCGTAGCAACTAATTGATCATTAGTTAACTTTAGACCCGTCCAAACTTTTTGATTATCGAGTGCAGGTATCTGCAGTGATGTTTCAAAATGAACTGAGTTTTCTGTTCCCCATAAAGTTCCTGCCCATGCTGTCGCTGCAGTATCTAAATGTGGTAACAAAATACCTTGATCTTGATCAGCTGTTGCTGTTGTTACTAAAACTCCAGCGCCAGTTGTCGCAAATGTACATAGAGCAGTAGTCATGTTAGTTCCTAATGCTTCCCAGTTTCTATTTAAAGCTCTTTGAACTTCAACTGTAGATACTTGGTCAATATTTGCATTTAGACCAGGTCTTTGCAGAAAGTTTTCTTCTAAATAAAATCTTCGTGCATCCTTTGCAGGCGTACCGTAAGTTCTATCATGTACTACACCTGTTGATGCAGTTTTACTTATAGTTTTAAATCCGTTCTCCGATCTTACGGGTCCCGAAAAAGTTGTGTTTGCCATGTTATAATCCTCCTAGATTATGCGAACGTAGTCTCTAGGTCGTCGCTATACTCGTCTACGTTCTTAATTTAATGTATAGTAATTTTTTATAGCGCAAATTTTGATTGAGCGCAAGGTATCTTGTAGTAAAAAGTTGATTTTTGATAGCGCTTAAGTGGCTATCGAAACTTCGGGCTTGGCTTCGTTTACTTTAATTTGAAGAGTATCCGCTTCAAACTCTTTGGCAACGATCTCTTTAATAATATCCTGGATTTTTCTATTAATTTCAATCATCCTGATATTATGCTTCCCGTCCTTCAGGTGCTCTTGTTGCCATTCTAACTCCAAGGACCGTTTCGTATTGTACAGGTCTTCCGTCATTTGTAACCTCCTCATAGGTTATCCATTTACCACGTTTATTGGTAAATCCGTCTTTTTCGAACTTTACCTCATTTTTTCCCAGCTTGTCAAGGATAGAATTCTCGATACCTTGAGGGGTGTCTTCACACATAACTTTAAAGTCAGCGCTATAGCCACAATATCGGATTTGAATTCTGAAGTTTTTCATAGGTAATTTCTTACTTTATAGTCGAAATGAGGCGGTTTTGAGGCCGCCTCATTAATTTGTTTTAGTTGCTATTACGCACCTGGTGATCCGAAGATACCTCTCCAGTCAGACCAGCCGAAGCTGTATCTTTCTCGAGCTTTGTATCTAACGTTACCAGTATCAAAATCGCCTTCCATAGCAGTTTTGATTGGTGCTCTAACAAAGTGTTTTAGTCCATTTGGTACATCTGTTTTAATGAACCAAGCATCTGTATCAGTTAAGTAATGATTAACCACATAACCTTGTGGAACCATTCCCATAGATACAACTGCATTGATGTCATTATCAGCTGTTCCAACTCTACCAGGAGATTTCATCAATCTCTCAACAGTAAATTGAAGCGCAGAAGGAACAATCATTTTTTTCCCTTGAGCCGCAATTTTTAAACCACGTTCATCAGTAAGCGCAGCAATATCAATTAATGCTTGCTCTAATGAAGTTTCGTTTAAGTCTGCCGCAGTAGTAAGTTCATTCTGCTCTGTACCAGCTACAATAGCGTGGTCCGTTGCACAAAGTTCCTTACTGTCACCGCCAGTATATGAACTGTTAAACGCTCTGTTTAACACGTTAGCTGCTTTAACTTGTTTAGCGTTAGCCATAGATCTAGCTAATGCTTTTGTATAACGAGATGCGATTCTGTCATACAAATTGTCCTCAACCGCTTCTTCAGTGATTGCGAACGCTAAAGCAATTGTTTCATGCGTATAACGAGCAGTGAAGGTTTCATTAGCGCTGTCAAAAACAACCCCTTGTCCTTCTGCTTTTACTTGAGCATTTGCAAATCCAGATAACATAACTTCTTCTTCAAAAGCTCTGTCTGAATTTTCTTGATCAAATATTTGCGTATGTTCGTTAGCATAGTTCTTGTATTCCAACCCAAATAAAGCATTTAGGCCAGGTTCTAGTTCTTTTACTAGTTGTCCTCTTGATATAGCCATTAATTATACTCCAGTTGTAGTTGTTAAGAAGTGTTCGATGATGATCACTTTAAAATTACAATTAGCAGCCGTTAAGTCGCTATTGTCTGGGTCATCAGAAACATTCATAATACGAAGATTTGCTGTAGTCGTCGACTGAGTATCCGTTAGTTCAGTTTTAGATATGTAGTGAGGTGCTGCACCTGCCGCAACGGCAAAGTCAGCATTCGCTCCGATATCTGCTTGAGCAGTTGCTCCAGCAGCGTCGGATTGTACTTCATATAACTGAAATGGATCATCATGTATAAAACCTTTAATATCTGTTGCAGCATTACTTGCTTTTAAGTTATTTGCAAAAGTAGGTTTCGACGTCGTTGCGTCAGTAAAGAAAACACCCTGAATAGAACCTAACAGTTTTCCGTTATCTGTAACTGCTGCTATTGCAATACCAGCTCCTGATGCTTTTACAACATCATTTTGGTAGATTGCAGAAGCGCAAGCTGCGATTTCGTATTCTGATAGACCTTGGGCGTCTCTATTACTTCCGACTTTGCCAATTGGTCTTAGACCAAAGGCAGCGTCTTGGTTAGCCATGTTTTTTCTCCGTAGTTTACAGATTGCTCTGTAAACGGTTAATAAAATTTCGTTGGGTTAGGAATCGCTAATAAATTAGTCTTTCTTAGTCCCACCGAAGGTTACACGAGTCTGCCTCTCAGCATTGATCGGCATACTTGGGTGCTGATCCTTCAAAAGATCGCTTTCAATCGCTTCGTCTTTGTCTTGAGTTACTTTTTTAAAGTAATCATCGCGCGCTTTGACGATCTCTTCTGGTATCCTTGCCAGCAATAGGCCACCAACTCCGATTACCCCTTTGTATTTACCTTCATTCATCACTGGATAGTCGGATCCTGGATATGCATCAGCTCTTACAAGCTCGTATCCTGATCTCAATCGACCGGCCATGTTCTTTGTATCATCAAAGCCCATAGTCTCGGCTCTTATCCATCTATGATGAAATCCTGCAGGTGCAGGGGGTGCATCTAAAGATGACGGTGGAGTCCAAACAGCTTTTTTCGTAGTTTTTTCTCTGGTTTGGCTCGCACGGGAAGTTTTTACTTTGTCTTCGTTTTGCATATGCTTATGCCTCCTTCGTGATTTTTAATTGTTTCGCATATTCTTCAAGTGGCACACCTAGTTTTTTAGCGATTGCTACTTGAGACGATGTGAGTCTCACAGTTTTGCGACCGGGGTGAACACTTCGCTTCGCTGAAGCTACTATCTGTGTTCGGTTAGTCGATTCCTGGGACTTAGTATTATCAAATTTATGCGGGAAGTCAAGTCTCATTCGCTTGTCTATCTCAGCATAATATTCGGGTGAATTAGGGTCGAACCCTTCTTGCTCAGTTAGTTTTTTATGGTAATCAAAAGCCGTGTAGGTCATGGCGTTGTCTTTACCAAACCATTCATTTTTTGAAGCCCAGTCTTCAGCCTTTGGATCTGGAGGTGGAGTTCTTCCAACCGTATCTTGTAGAGTCGGAGTTCGAACTTCCTGTTCCTTATCTTGAGACTGTCTGTCTTTTAAAGCATTTAAACGAACTTCTTCAATACCTAGCTGTGCAATGGACTTTTGTGCTTCTAC